GGCAAAAATGAATTATCTGAAGAATTATATTTGGCCAGTTGTCGTTTAGTCCATTTTTGTGGTATGATAGTGGCCACAGCAGGGAATGCCGCAGTGACCTCTGCCAACACAGTTTTGGTGTCTTTGGTTTCCCAGTTGAACGCACTGTTGTTGAGATCAAGACCTGAAGCACTGCCCATAGGTATGCTGGCTCTGCAGTAGAAACAATTGGTAGATTCTGTTTCAACACCGGCTGCTGAATACTTTACCACCACCTGCCATTCGTATTTGATGCCATGTCTATAATCACCTGACAGTTCATGGAACACATAGCCATCACTTAATGGCACACGACCCACATCCACAGTCTTGAAATCTGGATCAGCACCAGGAATGACTTCCCTGTATCTTATGCGATAGCCTCTGAATGAAGTGTTGCTTGGTGGATTGAAACGGAAGAACAGTTTGTTTTCTGTTGGTGACGGTCTAATATGATGGAAGTTAGGCAACAGAGCCGCACCACTGGCATAGATCTTGGCTGGGTCCTGTTGACTGGCCAATGCTATCTCACTGGGCGTAGGCAGTAATTGGCTCTTGCCTGCCGCACTGGCTGTGCCTTCTGTGCCCACTGAAACAAAATCATAAAGACCAGTGCCGTTGATTTCCACAGGGCCTCTCAATGGCCCAATTTGTTTTAGAGCAGTGGTTCCATCTTTGTATTTCAATCTCACTATGAAATCATAGGACTGGAATATCACAGGCGATGTTATAGCATCAATGCCTGTGACTGGATATATTGGTGCACCGAAGTCTCCTGCAAGATCCCATGATATGCTTGACACCACACTTTTATTTGCAGGTATCAATAGTTCTTCACGCTGCCAATAGACATCATCCTTGTATTTGTAGTAGACAAAGATGCCTTCTATTAATGGATTCACAGGTGAAGTAAAGGTATACAACAACTGTGTCAGATTCACAGTCATGCGTCTTGGATTCTGTGGCACACCACCTGATAGTTTAGGACGGATCTCTAAAAAGTCTATGTTGTCATCATACACAGGAGCAGTAGGTGTTAGACTTGCAGGTAGTTCCCAACCACTCTGCACTGACAGAGTAGAGCCAGCACCGGTGCCTAATAATTCACCAAGCACAGTTTGACTCTGCACAGCACGGAAATAGCCTGTGACCACATTCACACTGGCACGACCGTCTGTGGCATAGACTCTTACATAATATTCATACTGGCCGAGATTGCTTAATGGACCTATGGCGGTGCTTATGAGACCACCTGGACCAGGTCTAGCATCAAATCTAATTGAAGTCCAGCCACTGTATTGATTCGGTCTCCACCAAAATAGTGCGTAGTCATAGAGTCCATCACTGGGCTGTGTGAAGTTTATGGTAAACACACCTGATGTGGCATCACTGCGAGTGTAGACCACATTCTTGAATGCCAGCACAGCCGCAAATGGTGGAGGAGGTGGGGGTGGAGTTGGCACCACATTTATAGGATCCAAAGGCACAGTAGGTGGTGTGGTTGGATCTACAGTGATTGGTCCTGGATTGGTAAATTCTGGTGCAGTGGGATCAGTAGCAGGAGGATTAGTGATCACAGGTGTTATGGTGACTGGGAACACCGCATTGATTGGCGGCACCAAGCCCAGTGGATTGGCATTGAATGAACCAGGAAAGTAAATTATTGATCCCTTGGGCACATAGGTTGGCAACACAATATCTTCTTCACCAACTCTGGTATAGGGATAGATGTCATCTGGATTACGCACACAACCAAGATCCACTGTCATGTCATTGTTGATCTTCACTGAGACCACACGCCATGGGTCTGTGCCAAAGTTAAGAATGTTGGAGTTAATGCGTATGCTGTCACCAGGCTCTAGTTCCAACGCACGGCTTGTGGCAGTAAACACGCAGGACTCTTGACGTCGTTGTTTGTTGAATATCAGTCTAGCAAAGTCTTTGGCAATGGCATAGTTGGTGATACCACCTAGTGTGGTTTCATATTTGTTTTCACGGCCGCCATCACGATCGATATAGACCTGACGTTCTGCTTCAGTCTCTGGATAGATCACAGTCTGATTTGAGAACTTTTGATCTGGATCCACATAGGTCACTGACACCACATTGTATTTTGATGAACGATCAATGCCTGTGAATGTGACATCACTGACAATGTCGTCTTTGGTCAAGGTCTGCACAATGGTGGCAGCACCTGACAAGATGTCTGTGTCATTGCCAGCATCTTCAATGCGTAGTTTGTATTTGCCCTGCACATATGGCATGTATGCACGAAAGTTCTGCAACATCATTTTGACATTGCTCATCAATGTGGTGTCTGTGTTTACCACCATGTTGAGTGTGAGGATAGGACCTTGAATACCTTGTGTGGCCAGATAGGTCACTGTCTGATTGCATTTTCTTGCGGCTGCTTTGAATGTGGTGTAGTCAATGTCAGCATTGACTAGGCCTTTGCCATAGCGGGGATTGCGTAGATAGTCTAGCAAACATTCTGCTGGATTTGTAGAATAACGCACAGGATTGATGTCATATTCCTGTGTTTGTGTTGTATCTACTAATAGACTGGCCACACGCTTGCCTAATAGACCTGCACTTAGTTCTGGGATATTACCTGAGAATGGATTGGCATCTGCATCTTCTTGTGTTTTAATTTCACGCCATTCATATCTGGCAAAGATCACTGCCAAGCCATTGTAAACCATGTCTGAAGTGAAACTTGGTGCTTCAGCAAATATGTCACCTTTGACTGTGCTGCCTACTGTGCTGGTTCTGGGATTGGCAAAGTTCACACCTGGAAAGAAACGCAGTTGCACACGATCCTTGTAGCGATCAGCATTCACAGTGACCAATGATCCACCATTTAGTGCACCTACTTGATCCACTGGCAGTTGCCAATCATCAATGTAGACTTCACGTAGACCTTCTATGACTCCTTCACACAACACATAGGCCACATAGAGGTATTTGTTAGAAGCACTACCTGTTTCTGCAAATGAAACTGCTGCTCCTAGTTTACGATAACCATAGACCACTGGGATTTGACTGGTGCTGCCTTGTCTTTGGATTAGAACACCTTGTTCACGTTGAGCAGCCGCTTCACTGTTGCCCATGTCTGGTATGCTGGGCATGAACGGCTGTAGAACAAAGTCCATGACTGTGTTGACAATCTTTTCACCTACCTTGGTAGCACCAATACCAGCACCAATGATAGCACCAACTGGTCCACCAACCAAGAAGCCAACGGCTGCACCTACAAGACTGCTAAAAAATCCCATTATGCGATATCCTTGTTCATTATGCTGATTCTAATAGGCGTAAATCCTAATTCATCATAGACATCTCGTAGTCTATCTACGCGATGCCCAATGTCAATGGCTCTGATCTGTGTGACTTTGAATTGGCTGCTCCAGGCTGTGAATTCATTGACTAGACATTCATAGTTGTTGATGTCAGCAAATTCTGGAATCAAATATAAAAACTGTATGGTAGCAGTGACCTCTGTCTCTACTGGATCTTGTGAAAGAAAACCACCAATCATACCCACAGGTCGTTGTCCGTTGAGTGCTATTCTAAAAAATAAGTTTGGTCTGATACAGTATTCACGCACAGTTTCTCTAGCACGATCTTGATCATATCTGTCGTCAGTGATAGCCGCGGCTTCACAGTAGTAGTTGAATAACGTCAACACTGAATCTAATTCTCTAGGCAGCATTTCTCTGATGATCATGCACGACCCCACTTAAATTCTGTTTGTCCAACCCAACCTGACTTTTCAAAGGCCTTGTCATACTGCACACCTTGGAACAACCAGTTTGACCAGTTGTTGGTCTTGCGTCCATTGCTTCTTTCAAAATCTGCAAATAAACTGGAACAATCCACTGATAATTGGCAGGTATTGGCCGTTTCTTGTATGGAAAAGTTGAAAATAGTGCCATCATACATCATTATGGGTGCTGCCACTAGGGCCAATGGATCTGTGCCTGCAGGACCAAAACTTAGAAAGGCCTTATAGATCACAACCCTTGAACCTTCTACTTCATAGTTGATAAATTTAGTCACATAGCCATTTGAGATGCCTGACAAGGTCACAGTGAACTTGCCCACCTTGACTTCCATCTCTTCACTCATACCACCAAAGCCAATGAAGTTGCCTTGTGCTAGGTATGTGTTGTTGCCTGCGTCTGGTGCAGTGTCTGAGTTAAATGTGACATCAAAGCCGCCATTGCAGAGATACAGAGTGTCACGGCCACCAGCAGTGGTTTTGAGATGCAGTTCTACACAATCAACT